AGTAGAGTACAGATGTGCTGTTATGTTTAAAGAAGAATATGAGTATATGGAAGTTTTGGAAAGAGAGGAAGTGTAAGTATGGCGCTTGGCGGTGGTATGTTTTTAACAGAAAACAAAGTCCTTCCGGGAAGTTATATTAATTTTACGAGTGCTGCAAGAGCAGACGCATCTTTAAGTGACAGAGGTGTGGCAGCAGTTGCTGTGGAACTTGACTGGGGTGTGGAAGGTGATGTATTTTGCATCACAGCAGATGAATTTTTAACTGATAGCAGTGAAATTTTTGGGTATCAGTATACAGATGAAAAACTTAAAGGTATCAGAGATTTATTTAAAAATGCTGAAAAATGCTATTTCTACAGAACAAATGGCGGCGACAAAGCAGTATGCGATTTTGGTGCGGCAAGATACAGCGGTACAAGAGGCAACAAAATTATGATTGAGGTGGCTGCAGAAGAAGAAGAATTTGTGGTGGATACATATTTTGACGGCAAAAACATTGACAGTCAGAGAGTTTCTTCATCTGCAGAGCTTGAGGACAACGCCTATGTGGTATTTGACAAAGCTGCAGCTCTTTTTGCAACTGCAGGTGTATACATGGAAGGCGGTGCAAACGGCACAGCCGGAAGCGGCAAGCATCAGGAATTTTTAGACAAGATTGAAGGGTTAAGCTTTAATACTTTAGGATGTGTAAGTACAGACGATGGTATCAAAGACCTTTATATTGACTTTACTAAGATGATGAGAGATACATATGGTATCAAGTTCCAGACTGTTGTTTACAAAAAAGCAGCGGAGTATGAAGGCGTTATTAACGTTGAAAACAAAGCTATTGGCGAAAATGAAGCTGAAAACGGTCTTGTATGGTGGGTTACAGGTGCAAGTGCAGGCTGTGAAATTAACGGAAGTCTTACAAACAAGGTTTATGACGGTGTTTTCACAGTGGATGTTGCTTACAAGCAGAGTGAGCTTGAAGATAGCATCAAGGCAGGCATGTTTATGTTCCACAGAGTTGGCGAAAAAGTACGTGTACTTGAAGATGTGAACAGTCTGACTGAGTATACAGCGGACAAAAACGAAGATTTCGGCTTTAATCAGGTGGTAAGAGTTGTGGACCAGATTGGTAATGACATCGCTGTATTATTTAATGAAAAATATCTTGGCAAAGTGCAGAACAACAATGCCGGCAGACTTGCCTTTTGGAATGACATTGTGACATATAACAGAGGTCTCGAGAGAATCGGTGTTATTGAAAACTTTGTGGCAGATGACGTTGTGGTGGAAATGGGCAGCGACAAGAAGAGTGTAAGAGTTATTAATCCTATTGAAGCGGTATGTGCAATGAGCAAGCTTTATATGACAGTAATTGTGGAATGAGAGAGGTGAAAAAATGGCTACTATTATGAATGTTAAGGATGCTATAGCTGCATCTCTGGCAGAATGTTTTGTGACTATTGAAGGCAGAAGATATAATTTTATGCAGGCTATTGACCTTGAAGCAAAAATGACAAAGACAAAAAAACAGGTGCCTATTTTAGGAAAGACAGGAAGAGGCAATCGTTCATCAGGCTGGAAAGGAACAGGCAAGGCAAAGTTTTATTATAACAGCTCTCTGCTGAGAGAGATTTTATATAAGTTTAAAACTAACGGCGAGGACTTATATTTCGATATGCAGATTACAAATGAAGACCCTACAAGTGATGTTGGAAGACAGAGCATTATTCTTAAGGACTGTAACCTTGACGGCGGAATTCTGGCTAAGTTTGATGCAAATTCCGATTATCTTGATGAAGAATTTGAATTTACATTTGAAGATTGGGAAATGCCTGAAAAGTTTAAAGTTATAAGCGGTATGTAATTTTAAGCCGCTGCAATTAGTTTGGATTGCAGCGGCTTTTTATTTTGGAGGATGACATGGAGCTTGAGTTTTTTTTGAAGCAGAACAGAATTAACAGAGAAAATGTAAAGTATGCGGCAAGTGAATGTTTTTGTGAAGATGGAAAGGCTGTGTTATGGGAAATAAGAGCTGTTGATGCGGAAGATGACATAAGGCTGAGAGAAAGCTGCATGAAAAAAGTTTATGACGAAAAGGAAAGACGCTACAAAACCGTGTTTGACGGAAGATTGTACGGTATGAAGCTTTGTGCGGCTTCTACGGTGTATCCGGACCTTAAAAGCGCTTATCTTCAGGAAAGTTATGGTGTGTTTGGTGAAGAAAAGCTTCTGGGGAAGATGCTTTCAAGCGGTGAATATGAGAGATATTTAGCCAAGGTTCAGGAAGTAAACGGATTTTTGAAAAGCAGTGCAGAGCTTATAAATGAAGCAAAAAACTGATTGCGGAGGGCAGCTTTGATGTGGCGCTTGCCTGCTGTGTCCTCCGAAGATGGGGAATGATGCCCGGCGAATTTATTAAGCTGGGCAGAGAAGAAAAGGCTTTTATAGCAGCATTTATTGAATATGAAAAGGAAAGAGAAATGAAAAGCAGGAGGTGACTTATGTACGAGGTTTATTTGGATGAAATACTGTTTCCGGTGGCTCCGGAGAAAATTACATACAAAACAAAAAGCAGAAACAATGTTATTGAACTGATAAACATGGAGGAAATAAGCCGAATAAATACCGGAGGATTGACAGAATACAGTTTTGATGTTCTGCTTCCGGGAACAAAAGTGCCTTATGCAAAATATTTATCGGGATACATGGATCCCTATGTTTATGTGCAGGAACTGGAAGAAATAATGCAGAAAAAAAGACCGGTTTTATTCAGTTTTGTGAGAAAAAAACTGCCTAACGGCAGAAGGTCAACTTCTATAGAAAAGACGGTGACGCTTGAAGGGTTTTCGGTTACGGAAGCGGCAGATGATGGATTTGATGTGCGTGTTGGAATAAGTTTGAGAGAGTATGGTGCGGCTGAAAGTGTGAAAAGAGAAGCTGAAACAAGTTTTGTGGTTATGGATGAGCAGAGAAACAGCAAAGAGACGGCCGCAACTTATATAGTGAAGGAAGGCGACAATTTGTGGAAAATATGCAAGCAGGAACTGAACGACGGAAGCCGAGCATATGAAATTGCAGAATTAAACGGCATTAAAAATCCAGACCTAATATATCCGGGGCAGGTGATAAAGCTTGAGCAGAGTTAGGATAGAGATTGTGAACAACGGGGCAGTATATGAGCCTGTAATTGTGGACAGATGTGAAATTGAGCTTTGCAGAAGCGGATATGCCGGAAAAGCAATTTTCAGGGTTCTGAAGGACAGGACAATAGATTTTACAGAAGGAAATGAAGTAAGCATTTTTGTAAATGATGTTAGTTTCTTTAAGGGGTATGTTTTTACAAAGACAAGGGACAAAGAGGACATAATAACCGTTTTGTGCTATGACCAGATAAGATATCTGAAAAACAGGGGGACATATACTTTTGATTATAAAAAAGCTTCGGATATTGTGAGAATAATTGCGGGAGATTTCAGAATTGAATGCGGAAACATTGAAGACAGCGGATATGTGATTGAGATGAGAACGGAAGACAACAAAACTCTCTTGGATATTATTCAGAATGCCGTTGACATTACATATGAAAATACCGGAAAGCTGTTTGTTTTATATGACAATTTCGGGAAACTGAGTTTCAGTGAGGCAGGAAAGCTTGCATGTAATTATCTGGCAAGCAGAAAAACCGCAGAAGATTTCGATTATTCATCGTCTATTGACAAAAATGTATACAACCAAATCAGGCTGACTCTTAAAGGAAGAAAAGGCATTATTCAGGAATATGTGAAAAAGAATGATGATGATATTTCAAGATGGGGCATGCTGCAATATACGGGAAGTATAGATGACGGAGAAAACGGAAATGAAAAGGCTAAAAAACTGCTTGAAATATATGGAAAAAAGAAAAGAAGTTTTTCTATAAAAGGAGCTTTTGGAGACACAAGTATCAGAGGCGGAAGCATTATTTATGTTAACTATGGCGAAATGGGTGACATATTTATTGATGAGAAAATGATAGTTGAAAAGGTTTCACATGTTTTTGAACAGGGAAGGCATACCATGAACCTTGAGCTGAAGGGTGGGATGATAAATGACTGATATGGTGGATTTATTTAATGAAAACAACAGTTTAATGCCTGAGTTACTTTATGAAGAAGTGACAGAAGTTGCTGAGGCGATTTCTGAAAAAGTTCACAGTGAGAGTTTTGGAAGCTTTACAGGGCTGAATGATGTGGATATTGAAAACACAACGCTTATAAATGAGGATGATAGAAAGTATTACGACAGTGTTTTAAATGAAAACAATGAGAACAGCAGTTACTTCAATTATGACAACAGCGAAGAAAAATTCAGTGTCGTAAAGAATGGTTTTGAAAATGCCAATTCAACGGAAAATGCATATTACAGCGAAAGCAGCAGTTTCAGCAGTGTATATGACAACAATGAAAGCAGCAGTTTCAGCAGTATATATGACAACGATGAAATAAATAGTTTCAGCAGTGTATATGACAACAATGAAATCAGCAGTTTAAATAATGTTTATGACAACAATGAGAGCAGCAGCTTCAGCAGTGTTTATGACAGTTATGAAAACAGCAGTTTAAATAACATATATGAAAACCATGAAGGAAGCAGTTTAAACAATGTTTATGATAATAACGAGAGCAGCTTTGGCAGCACATATGACAACAGCGAAAACAGCGCTTTTTATTCCGAAGACAACAGATTATTTAGTACTGCGTGGGAAAAGAATGACAGTTTTTATGAAAATATTTATGAAAACGGAAAGATTGAAAACAGCAGAACAAACATAGCAAATCAGAATTATGAAGAAAAAAAGATTTCTGTTACTGTGAACAACAATGTATCTGTTACAAAAGAATGTGACATCGATGATGTGATTGAAAAACTCAGCATGAAAATTGCAGAGGCTGTGGAGGCTGCCGGAGAAGGTATACATATTTAAGGAGAGACAATGACAGAAAAATTGATTGAGAGTATTAAAAAAATTTCTTCCGGCGTGAAAGAATATGAAGAACCCATGAGCATTGTTTATGGAAGCGTTATTAAAGAAAGTCCTGTTGAGATACTGACAGGGCAGAAAATGATACTTGATGAAAAAAGGCTTATTATGACGGACTGTGTGAGGGAATTTGAAAAGACTGTTGAGATAAGCTGGAGTACCGAAATTAACAGTGCCCATGATCACATCATCAGCGGCAAAAAACAGATGAAGGAAATGAACAGTCTTAAAGTTGGGGATAAGGTTGTAATGCTTAAGATGCAGGGCGGTCAGAAGTATATAGTTTTGAGTAAGGTGGTGA